TTTAGTGTACTCGACGTGTTCAGGTAAATGAACTGGAAACTCAATGTCATGCCAATTTTTATACACGCCCTTAGGTGCCACGATTAATGCACCGCGGATCGCGCCTCGGTCATAAAGCATTGCAATGTTATCTACTAGTACTTTAGATTTACCAGTGCCCATTTCCATAAATAAAGCGTAGGTTTTAGCGGCCCATGATTTTTTTAATGCTTCTTTTTGGTGCTCAAAAGGCTTAGTTTTAAACCTATAGTTATCTATCATAAAATATATTACTTTCTTTTAAATTCTTTCTTGACTTATATATAAACATAACTATATTAAAATCAAGTTAATAATTATAGAAAGTTTTAGAATGAAGAATAAGATATTTGAATTATATAAACCGCGTAGTTTAGCAGATTTTTTAGCGTTTAAAGTTGAGAACCCTAAAGAAAATTTTGTATATGTGCTACAACATCCTCCACAAAATGTTAATATATTAAGTGCCTCTGATTTTGGTTACTTAGTTATCTGTTTACCAAAACAAGATAATATACTTTATAGTTCAGCACCTTTTACACATAAAATGAGAAAAAATTTACAGGATTTTAAACCAGAAGATTATATTTTGTGTTTAGGAGATCCTTCAATTATTGGGTTATCCACAGCTATTGTTAGTGACAATACACACGGACAATTTAATCTCTTGAAATGGGATAGACAAGAGCGAAGATACTATCCACTAAATATAGATTTATATCAGAAAGGAGAACTACATGACGGAAATTAAAAATATAACCATAGAAGATTTAGAGGATGATCAACAACAGTTAATTGAAAAAAGTGACATAAAAACTTTAGCTAAATACTGTACTGATTTAACCAATAAACAAGACGAAATTAAAACTGCGGAGGATGCTTTGAAACTATTAGTAGAAGAAGCTGAAAAAATTAGCTCAGAGATAATACCTAATTTGCTTGTAGAGCAAGGGCTATCATCTTTAAAATTAGCTGACGGCAGTTCAGTAGAAGTGAAAAAAATGTATAGATGTTCTGTAAGAAAGGACTTCCAAGCAGACGCTTTTCAATGGCTTCGAAATAACGAACTAGGCGACATCATTAAAAATGTTGTATCGGTCGGGTTCGGTATGGGTGAGGATAACAAGGCAGAGCAAATGCTTAGCCTTGCAGAGCAACAAGGTTATCAACCGGAACAAAAAACAACTGTTCATGCTGGTACTTTAGCTGCTCTCTTAAGAGAGCGTATCGAGGCCGGACTCGATATGCCCTCTGACTTCTTTAGCACTTTTGTTAAAGATGAAACAAAAATAAGCCGGAAATAAGGAAACAAGAAAAATGACAAAAGAAAACGCAATCGCGAAAAAAGAAAAAACAGCTATCGCATTAGGTAGCATGTTCGAAGAAGATGCCAATGTTGGTATGGACAACATGGGGTCAGAAGATATGGCCCTACCTTTCCTAAGAATTTTAGGATATCAATCACCGGAGACAACCAAAAGAGACGCCAAGTATGTAGAAGGCGCTGAACCTGGTATGATATTTAATACCGTGACTAAGCAAGTCTATGATGGTGAGAAAGGAATCAACGTAGTGCCTTGTCATTATAAAAGGGAGTATGTTGAGTGGAGTGATAGAGGTACAGGCACAAGTGCGCCAGTAGCAATTCATTCTGTTGCTAGTGGAATATTAGAGCAGTCCTCTAGAAGTCAAGGAGATTGGAAGGATAGATTACCTAATGGTAATTATCTAGAAAATACCGCAGGATATTATGTCATGACTGAAACACAGGAAATGGCTTTAATATCTATGAAATCTACACAACTTAAAGTTAGTAGATCGTGGAACTCTATGATGAACACTATAAAACTTGAAGGTAAGGACGGCTTGTTTACTCCGGCTTCTTATAGTCACGTGTATAGTTTAAAAACAGTAGAGCAATCAAATGACAAGGGAACTTGGTTTGGTTGGACTGTTAATAAAGTTGGACCAGTACAAGATAAAACATTGTATGTGTCCGCAAAACAATTTGCTGAATCTTGTCGTGCTGGCGAGGTAAAAGCGAATCACGATAGTGGTAAAGATTCTGAAATAGAATCTGCACCTTTCTAACATTTTTATTGTTTGTGTTGGAAAATACTATTGTGTTATAGAGCCTAGTTACCCCCGTGACTAGGCTCGATAGAACGGGGAATCATTATGCAGAGAAGCAGAGAATCTATATACCAAAGGCGTTACTATCGTAAAAAAACAATGGACGCTTTACGTGATGAAAATAAACGGCTAAAACAGCGAATTGATTTAATTCTAGACAGTCCCGAGGGAAAAGAATATAAGCGAAGAAAGGCTCGCGAATACTATCGTGAGTACAGAGAGAAGAATAAAGATAAAAATAGAGAGTATAATAAGGTATATCAGAAAGAGTATAGAGAGAAGTATGGACAAGTTTAAACAGATATTTGAAGGTAATAATAGTGCTTATGGACAGTTAATATTAACTGGTGAAACCACAGATAAAGGTAAAGCCATGGGTAAAGCTTTTATAAAAAGAGAATCTATCCCTGATAAACTATGGAGTGACCACCTAGCAGGTCAAGACCCAGCACTTGGTGTTATACCAATTAATGAACAGAATATGTGTCGTTGGGGTTGTGTAGATGTTGATGAATACAAAGGCTTAGATCACAATAAAATAATAGCTTCTATTAAGTCCCATAAATTCCCATTGATGACTTTTAGATCAAAGTCTGGTGGTGCACATTTATTTTTATTTACTAAAGAATTTATCCCAGCATCTTTAATGCAAAGTAAATTAAAAATTATGGCTAAAGTTTTAGGTTATGATGGTTGTGAAATTTTTCCGAAACAAACTGAGATATTAGCAGACCGTGGTGACACAGGTAATTTTTTAAACTTACCCTATCACGGTGGTAAAAAAGGTTTTAGGTATACTTTTAATGAAGATGGTTCTGCTTCTTCTTTAGAAGAGTTTTATAAAATGCATGAAGAGCAATCTTTAACTAAAGAACAGGTTATGGGTATACAATACAAAGGTGAAATAAAGGATAATGATATTTTTAAAGATGGCCCACCTTGTTTAAATAAATTAGCTGCTGAAGGTTTTGGTGATGGTTCTCGTAACAATGCGTTATTTAATGTAGCTATTTATCACAAGCAAGCTAATCCCGATAACTGGGAAGATAAGGTTATGGAAGATAATACTAAGTGGATGAATCCACCATTAGGTTTTCAAGAAGTAAAACAATTATTAGCTTCTGTTGGTAAACGCGGTTACGATAAGTACAGATGTAAAGATCAACCTATTTGTGGTGTCTGTAATGCTGCAAAATGTAGAACTAAAAAGTTTGGGGTAGGTTTTGAAGAAGAACAAATGCCTGAACTAAATACACTATCTAAAATTAATTCCAATCCACCTCAATGGTTTTTAAATGTAGGTGGTAAAAGAATAGAATTAAAAACCGAACAACTTCACAATCCTAATTTATTTGCTATAGCAGTATTAGATCAAGCCAATGTAGTATCACCTATACCAAAGGCTAAAGATTGGCGTGAGGTATATTTAACTCCTTTGATGATGTCTTTAGAGGAAATAGCACCATTAGAATCATTGAATCATAACAACCAGTTAGAGTATTTATTATATGATTTTACAGTACATAGAGCACAAGCAAGAACTAAGGACGACATACTTAATAAATCAGCTTGGACTGATGAAGAAGGGTTTTGTCATTTTAGGTTAGATGATTTTTATGGTTTTGCAAAACGCAATAACTGGGAAGTTGACAAAGTTAAAACAGCAAACTCCATTAAACAATTAGGTATATTTGTTGATGAAGTAAGAACAAAAATTAAAAATCAAACACCACGATTAATAAAAATAAAATCTATGGAGAAGTACGATGTAGAAGTTAGTCAAGTGCCATATGAAGAAGCACCTTTCTAATGAAAACAATTATTTTAGGTCCACCAGGTACCGGTAAGACTACAACTTTATTAGAGCTAGTAGATGATTTTATGCAAGCCGGAATTGATTCAAGACGTATAGGTTATTTTTCTTTTACAAAGAAAGCAGCAACCGAGGCTCAAGTTAGAGCAATGGATAAATTTGATTTAAGTGATAAAGATTTACCTTATTTTAAAACTTTACATTCTTTAGCTTTTCAAGTTTTAGGTTTAAACAAAGCAAAGGTTATGCAAAACGTAGACTATCAAGATTTTGGTAAAAAATGTGGTATTCCTATAACAATAAGATCTGCATATCATTCAGATGAGGATGGAACGTTTACGTCTGACAATGAGTATTTACAAATAATACAAAAGGCAGTTGCTACAGAACGTGATGTGATGGAAGTATATGATGATAATAACCATTATATTGACATACAACGTGATACATTATATCTTTTAGATCAGGAATTAAAACGATATAAGAAAGAAAAAGGAATGTGCGACTATGGAGATATGCTCCAACGGTTTATTACTTCTGATCAAGTACCATCATTTGATGCGCTCTTCATTGATGAGGCCCAAGATCTATCTCCAATCCAATGGAAAATGGTTAGAGCCTTGTGGGAAAGATCTAAGAAGACGTATATTGCAGGAGATGATGATCAGGCTATCTTCCAATGGGCCGGAGCTGATGTGGATCATTTCATCGCGCTCAGGGACGAGGTTGACTCTATCCGCGTTTTAGATCAATCATATCGTATTCCAGGTGGGCCAATACATGAGTTGTCACAAAACATAATAACAAAGGTTAGTAACCGTTATGAAAAAGAATATAAACCTAGAGAAGGTACTGGAATATTACAAAGGTATTCTGATTTGACACAAGTAGATATGAGTCAAGGCGAGTGGTTAGTCTTATCCTCTGCAAATTATTTTTTAGAGGACGTAAAAGATTTATGCGAACAGAAGGGTTGGTATTATTCACATAAAGGACGCAACTCTATTTCTATAGATTTATTAATTGCTATTGAAAATTGGGGTAAGTGGATTAATGGTGAAAGATTAAGTTGTTTACATATAACAAATATATACACCTACTTAGGTGATAATGTTACCCGAGGCTATAAAAAAGGTAAGACATTAGATACCTCACAGTTCTATTCTATAGAAGAATGCATCGCGGACCACGGATTACAAACTAAAGAAGTTTGGTTTAAATCTTTTGCTGGATTAGATACATATCGAGAAAGCTATATTAGAAACATGTTACGTAATGAAGAGAAAATTAGAAAGACACCAAGAATAATTTTATCAAGCATACATAGTATTAAGGGCGGTGAAGCAGATAATGTTTTAGTTTTACCAGATATTACCAGGAGCGCACAAGTAAGTGATGATCGCGATCCGGACGTGTTACATAGATTATTTTATGTAGCAGTAACTAGAGCGAAGAAAGAATTACATATAATGGAGCCAAGAAATTATGAAAGAGCATATCTATTATGATAAATAAAGAAAAGAAAGCTGCCTACAATAAGGCATACAATAAAATTTGGTACCAAGAAAATAAAGAAAAGAAAGCTGCGACAGATAAAATTTGGTACCAAGAAAATAAAGAAAAGAAAGCTGCCTACAATAAAATTTGGCGCCAAGAAAATAAAGAAAAAATAGCTGCCTACAATAAAGTTTACCAACAAGAAAGATTAGAAAATGATCCTGATTTTAAAATGAGTCAGAATATTAGACGTCGTCTTAGACTTGCATTAAAAGGCAATTCTAAAGCTGCACCAACTATGGAAATCATAGGGTGCACTATTGAAGAACTTTGGTTGCATTTAGAAAGTAAGTTTGAACCAGGAATGACTAGAAAAAATCACGGTAGTTTTGGATGGCATGTTGATCACAAGAAACCTTGTTGTGCTTTTGATCTTTCAGATCTAGAACAACAAAAAATTTGTTTTCATTACAGTAATTTACAGCCTTTATGGGCAAAAGATAATTTAGAAAAAGGAGGAAAGTATAATGAAGAATAAATTTGGCATACCAGAGTTTCAAATTAAGAGGGAAGACTACAAAGAACACGATGCTGTGAATTATCCGGCACACTACAACAAAGGTGGGGTGCAATGTATTGATGCTATTGCTAGCATGCAGGGAGATGGTTTTAAATACTACTTACAGGGTTCGGCTGTAAAATATATTTGGCGACACGAACACAAAGGTAACCCGGTCGAAGATTTAAACAAAGCGATTTGGTTTTTAAATAAACTCAAGGAGGAATACAAATGAAAACTTTACAAATGCCGATGTTTGTTCCGGAGACGGAATGGACACCACCATTAAATTTACCAGATTTATCTGGACACAATCAAATTGCAATCGACTTGGAGACTAGAGATCCTAACTTAAAAAGTATGGGTTCAGGTGCTATTAGAGGTGATGGCGAAGTAGTAGGTATAGCACTAGCCGTTGATGGTTGGTCTGGTTATTTTCCTATTGGTCACGAAGGTGGTGGTAATTTAGATAGAGCATTAGTTGTAGATTGGTTTGAAGAAGTTTGCGCAACTCGTGCAACAAAAATATTTCACAATGCAATGTATGATGTGTCCTGGATTAGATCTATGGGTATAAAAATTAACGGAAGAATTATAGATACTATGATTGCAGCATCCCTGGTAGATGAAAACCGTTGGGGTTTTACTCTTGATGGTGTTGCTAAACAATATGTTGGATCAGGAAAGAATGAAAAAATGTTAATAGAGGCTGCTAAAGCTTGGGGTATAGACCCAAAAGCTGAGATGTGGCGACTACCGGCACCTTTTGTTGGTACTTATGCTGAGAAAGATGCTGAGGTAACTTTAAAACTATGGCATGCCATGGAACATGAAATAGAAAAACAAGAGTTACATGATGTGTTTAATTTAGAAACTGATTTGTTTCCATGTTTAGTTGATATGCGATTTAAAGGTGTGCGGGTAGATTTAGATAAAGCACAAGACACTAGAAAAAAGTTAGAGCAAACCGAGTTAAGATTGACTACAGAGATATCTAAACTAGCTGGTATGGATGTTGAGATATGGTCAGCACACTCTATTCAAAAGGCTTTTGAGAAACTTAATATACCTTATGATAGAACTGAAAAAGGTCAGCCAAGTTTTACAAAAAACTTTTTAGCAACGCATCCACATGAATTACCAAGAGCGATTGTTAACAAGCGAGAAATAAATAAAACTAATAGCACATTTATTGAAACAATTTTAAAGCATAGTCACAAAGGAAGAATACACGCTGATATTAATCAGATTCGTTCTGATGATGGTGGCACTGTAACTGGTCGTTTCAGCTACAGTAACCCGAACCTACAGCAAATTCCGGCACGACACAAGGAACTCGGACCAATGATTCGTTCTTTATTTATACCGGAAGAAGGTTGTAAGTGGGGTTGCTTTGACTACAGTCAACAGGAGCCAAGAATCTTAGTACACTACGCAAGTTTAATGAAGATGCCTGGAGCAGATTCAATTAAACGTAAGTATGATGCCGGCGAAGCAGACTTTCATCAGATGATTGCAGACATGGCGGGTATCGATCGTAAGCAAGCAAAAACTATTAACTTAGGTTTGATGTATGGTATGGGTAAAAATAAATTGATGGCGGAACTAGGACTAATGAAAGAAGCCGCAGAAGATTTGATTAAAACTTATCACAACAGAGCACCTTTTGTTAAAATGTTATCGCAAGCTGTGACTAGACGGGCCGAAGATAGCGGTACGATTCGCACGATTGGTGGTAGACTATGTCATTTTGATATGTGGGAGCCGCATGGCTACGGTATTAAACGTCCATTGAAGCATGCAGATGCACTCAGGGAACACGGACCGGGGATTAAACGTGCATTTACTTACAAAGCATTGAACAAATTAATTCAAGGTAGTGCCGCGGACATGACTAAAAGGGCCATGGTTAATCTTTATCAAGCTGGATACATACCACATATTCAGATTCATGATGAATTAGATTTTTCTGTAGCTAAACAATCAGCTGGTGATAGATTTGACATAGAAATGATTACAGAAATTATGGAAAGGGCTGTTAAGTTAGAAGTACCTAATAAGATAGATTATGAAGAAGGTACAAACTGGGGTGACATAAAATAATAAGAAGGGCCCTTAAATTGATCAAAAAAGGGCCCTAATGGTGAGAAGATCTTTGTAATGAAAGAATTACAATGAATTTAATTATAGTATATTAAATTAAATACTTGTCAAATCAAATAAAGAGACTATATTCTCCCATAGTATAACATAAAAAAGGAAAAAAATGCCAGATATAGAAAAATTTAAGTCAGTATCAGTGTCAAGAGACACCCATAATAAACTTATAAAATTTGCAGCTACTCGTTTTGAAGTGCCTGTATCAATACAAAAAGCAATTAGCTTTATGCTAGAGAAAGAAAATAAGAAAAATGGAAAGAGAAAAACTAGTTAAAACTATTTGCCCACGCTGTAACGGTAATGGCTATATTCGGGTTAGTCCGATAGTTGCTACTGTGGGGGATACCAGTGTAGAACATGATTGTACAATGTGTGAAAATCAATTTGATAACATTGGTATGAGAATAAGTACGCATAATGGTTATGTAATGTTACCTTTAAGTCAAACTCGTTTGAATATTGAAGGTGGTAGAGAATCAAAAACAAAATGGTCAGGGGAAACCTTGCCTGAGGTGGGAAAATGAAAAACTATTTACACATAGGTCAAATAGAAGAGTATATGAGAGGCCAAGGTTTACCTAGAGGCTTTCAACAAGAAACACTACGTAAGAAAAAAAGAGAAGGTAAGTTTGTTGCGCCTTTTATTAAAATAGGTAACACGCCTTATTATTCTATTAAAGGTTTAGAAGCTTGGTTAGAAGAAAACACGGTAATAGGTTAATGGATCCAGAGGAGGAATACGGATGGTAATAGCAATTAAACGCATCAACAATTGTAGGGACGCACTT